CTGTAGAAGAATCAACCCAACCAACAGAAAGCGAGACAGCCACCGTGGAAAACACCACTCCAGCAGTCGAAGCAACACCAGTTAGCACCAGCGGTCGAAGCTGCTCGCCCAACTGTCACAGCAATGGCTTACACAAAGCCACGCATTGAAGTAACAGCTGCTAAGTATGCAGAGAACACAATCCGCGCAGCACTCGGAGACGACACAGCTCGTCAATGGATCGCAGCAGCAGCAGATACAACAGACAACGCTGGTCTAGTACCAACACGTCAACTATCTGAAATCATCAACCCACTAGGTACAACAATCCGCCCATCAATCGATGCAATCTCTCGCGGAGTGCTTCCAGATGCCGGTATGACATTCGAGATCCCAAAGATCACAGCAATGCCAACAGTTGCAATCGAGCCAGAAGGCGATGCATTTAGCAACACAGATCAAACTTCAGCATTCCTTTCTGTAACAGTACAAAAGTATGCTGGCCAGCAAGTATTCTCAGTCGAATTGCTAGATCGTACATCTCCAGCATTCTTTGATGAACTTGTTCGCAACATGGCAGCTGCTTACGCAAAGACAACAAACGCAGCAGTTAACGCAGCTCTTATCGCAGGTGCAACAGTTGATGCAACCACAGTGGCAACTTATCCAACAGCAGCAGAATTGCTTGGAATTGTTGCTCGCGGATCAGCTTCCGTTTATGGCGCAACAGCAGGACTTGCTAACCCATTTGCTCGCAACATGGTCGTATCTACAGGACAATGGTCAAACATCATGTCGCTTAACGATGCCGGTCGCCCAATCTACACAGCTTCACAGCCAATGAACGCTGGCGGAGTTGTAGCACCTACATCACTTACAGGTAACGTTGCAGGACTTAACCTCTACGTTGATCCAACTAATGCTGGCGATGGCGATGGAACAATTCTTATCGTTAACCCAGATGCTTACACATGGTACGAGAGCCCAACCTACCGCCTACGCGCTGAATCAACAGCCGCAGGTCAGGTCACAATCGGCTACTACGGCTATGGCGCAATCGCAACTAAGGTTGCAGCTGGTGCTTTCCAGAACAACAAGGCATAAGTAACACCCTAAGTCGCTGAGAGGGGGCATAGCCCTTGCCCCCTCTTGGTCTTTAGAAAGGAATTGGAATGTCACTCTGCACAGTAGCTGAACTCAAGAGCGTTCTCGGCGTTGGCTCGCTGTACCCAGATGCAACAATTCAGGAAGTCTGCGATGCATCAGATGCAGTGCTACTTCCAATGCTTTGGGCAGATACTCATTTCAACACAGAACACAGCAACACCACCACAGTAGGCACTCTTTATTTTGACACACTTGTAAAAAATACATTTTATGTAGGCCAAACGGTTGTTGTAACTAACAACAAAGCCCACCTCAATGGATCAAAGACAATCACAGTCGTTGACGATTATTCAATTTCTTACAACATTACTGGCACACCAGCAGCTGAGCCACGCCATGCGGTCAGGCCTTATGGCACAGTAACAATTAGTCCATCAACAGATTGGACAGCCGACATGGCTATCCAGAATGCGGCTCTCATGATAGCTGTCGAGATCTGGCAAGCGAGAACCAGCACTTTAACTGGTTCTAACTCCGTAGATTTCCAGCCCTCACCTTACCGAATGAGCGCACAGCTTCTCGCTAAGGTCAGAGGATTGATCGCACACGCGCTAGACCCACGCTCAATGGTGGGCTAATGCCAGCATCGATCACGACCCTTCGAACTACTCTTGCAACTGCCCTAGTTGACAACTCACTCTGGCAGACTTTTGCATTTCCACCTTCAGTAGTTCTTGCCAATTCAGTTATCGTAAGCCCGGACGATCCTTATATTGAACCAAGCAATAATTCGCGCAACACAGTCAGTCCACTTGCCCGTTTTCGGCTGATTTTGACGGTGCCCCTCTTCGATAACGAAGGCAACCTCAATGGCATTGAAACTAACGTGGTTAGAGTGTTTAACTTATTAGCTGCCAGTTCTTTGACGTATAATGTAGGCAGTGTATCTGCCCCAAGTGTTCTCAATGCTGCATCAGGTGATCTGCTCAGCTGCGAGATGTCCGTATCAATCCTAACAAGTTGGAGTTAACATGTCAGACCTAACACCAGAGGATCTAGCCTTCTTGAAGAAGATTGGTCAGATCACCACAGCACCAAAGCCAGTAACTACTAAGAAGGAAGAAGAATAATCATGGCAATTTTTCTAAATAACAAAGTTGGTCTAAAGATTGCCACTATCAATCTTTCAGATCACGTCACTGCGTTCACACTTAACCGTCAGTCAGATCAGATCGAAGTTACTGCTATGGGCGACACAGCCCACAAGTTCGTTACCGGACTTTCAGCAGATACCATCACAGTGTCATTCTTAAACGACACAGCAGCAGCAAACGTTCTAGCAACCCTTCAGGCTGCTTATGGCACAACTGTTGCTTTCGCAGCAATCCAAGATTCATCAGCTGCTGTATCAGCAACTAACGTTTTATATTCAGGCACAATCTTGGTTGACAACCTAACAGACATTAACGGTGCTGTCGCTGATGAAGGTATGATGGATCTTACATTTACCTGCAACAGCAAGACAGCAATCGCAACAACTGGTACTTGGTCATAATCTAACTACTAAAGAAAAGGGCTAAAGAATGGCAAAGCTAAAGATCACAAGGGCAGATGGCTCTGTATCTGATCATCAGATAACCCCATCGATCGAATACGCATTCGAGGTTTACGCCAAGAAGGGCTTTCACAAAGCCTTTCGTGACGATGAAAAACAGAGTGATGTGTATTGGCTGGCTTGGGAGTGCATTCGCCGTAGCGGTGAAACTGTCAAGATGTTTGGTGCAGAGTTCTTGGACACACTTCAAAAGGTGGAAGTCCTCGATGATGACCCGGAATTATAGGGCGTGATTCTTTTACTTACTTAGTCGCGAGATTAAGTCTGGAAACAAAGATCGCGCCTAATGACTTACTCGAACTTGATTCGAGAATGTTTAAGGCTTTATTACAGGCTATGAAAGATCGAAACAAGGAGATGAAAGATGTCCAAAGTAGAAATACGCGGAAACGCTGATCTGCGTAAGGCTCTTCGTCAATTTACTCCTGATCTTGAAAAACAATTAAAGAAAGAGTTGGCACTTGCTCTTAAGCCTGTTGTTAAACAGGCTAGAGGTTTCGTGCCAGCTGAATCACCTATGAGTGGTTGGGCGGCTCGACCTTTTACAGAGGCGAGCTTCCCTTTCTTTAACTATCGAACAATTACTCGTGGAATTGTTTATACAACTGGTGTCAGCAAGCGCAATAAAAATGGCTTTACATCAATGGCACGAATTATTAACAAATCAGCAGCTGGTGCTATTTATGAAACAGCTGGGCGAAAGAATCCAAATGGTCAACCTTGGGTTGGCCGTAAGGGCAGCGGAAGTTCAAAGGGCGTAAGCCGCTCAGTTAACCCTGGTGCTGGTGCAACATTCATCGCTAATCTTGATCCATTGGTCAGTAGCCTTAAAGGTCGCGGTCGTTTAATTTATCGCGCTTGGGCTCAAAATAAAGGCGTTGCTGAAGGTGCTGCTATGAAAGCGATCGACAAAGCAACTCGAGAATTTTATATGAGAAATCAAACACAGAAGTATAGAAGGGCAGCCTAATGGCATTACCAGATATTGAAATAGGCTCGCGCTTTGATGCTAAGGGTTTCAAGCAAGCTGAAACTGCTATTGGTAAACTTGAAGGCGGAGTTAAGAAACTTGCTGGTGCATTTGGTATTGCTTTTGGAACTCAGGCAGTAGTTAATTTCAGCAAGGCAGCAGTCAAGGCTTTTGCCGAAGATGAAGCAGCAGCTAATCGTTTAGCGCGAGCAGTAGATAATCTAGGCATTGGCTTTGCTAATCCTGCTATTTCTAAATATATTTCCGAACTTGAGCGATCAGCCGCAATAGCCGATGACATTCTTCGTCCGGCATTTCAGGGTTTGCTTACAACCACTGGCTCATTAACCAAGTCACAAGAATTACTAAACAACGCCATTACTATCAGCCGAGCTTCTGGCATCGATCTAGCCACAGTATCGCAAGATCTTGCCAATGGTTATGTTGGCATTACTAGAGGTTTGAAAAAATACAACACTGGCCTTACAACTGCTGAATTAAGTTCTAAGTCTTTTGCTGAAGTTCTAGGAGTATTGCTGACTCGCTCAGCTGGTGCTGCCGATGATTATTTGGAAACCACTCAATATCGTATGGATTCTTTAACAATAGCAACAGGCAACGCTTCAGAAATTCTTGGTGGCGGTCTAGTCAATGCTTTTGCTGCCATTGGTGGCGGCACAGAGGCCAGCGATGCAGCCGCAGCTATCGAATCTATTGCTACTGCTATGGCCAACGTTATTACTTTCGCTGGTAAAACTATAGGTGTGATACCTACTTTGCTTGCAAACTTAAAAAAGTTAGGCAAAGATATATTCTTAGGTTTTGCTGGCGCACAAGCTGGCGTAAAACTGACCCCAGGGCCTAAACCACCACCACCACCAAAACCAGATCCAAGCGTAATAGCACAACAAAAATTGTTGGCAAAACTTGAGGCCGATGCCGCTAAACGAGCAAAAGCTCTTTTAGCTTTACAGAAGAAGCAAACTGATGCAGCAAAGAAGGCCGCTGCCGATCAAGCTAAACTTGCTAAAAGTCAATCTATCTTTAACTTAGAAAAGATCCAAATTGAAGCCGCCCTTAAGGGTAAGATTACAGAAGAAGAAAAGACTCGCTTGCTTCTTATGAGAGCCATTTTGGAAGAAGATGTTGCAACTGCAGAAGCATTGGAAAAGAAACTTGCAGACATTCAAAAGAAAAATGCTCAGATTGCTGCTGATCTTGCAATCATTGCTGCAGCTAAAAATCCATTTGCTTCATGGGCAGGTAGTTTATCTTTAGCCTTAATTGAACTAGGCAAATATGGCAAAACAATGGCCGACATTTCCAGCACTACTTTTATCCCAGGTGTTAATTACAATCCTAGTCAAAATGCAGACCGCAATTATGACAACAAGCTTGACGCAGTAGTAGGTGCAATAACCAATGAAGCGGCAGCCACAATAATAGCTGATACAGGAACTAACAATTTACCAACTCCAAGTGCAACCCCTACCCCAGTTAATACGAACCCTTTTGCTTTCTTAGGTGGGTTTTCTGATTTGTATGGTTTTACATCTACAAACACTACTTCCCCGACACCAGAAGTAACAGTCAATGTTACCAACACTGGTTCAGTCATTCTGCAAGATGAGTTTGTTACAGCTGTAACTGATGCAGTCACAATCGGTTTAGGTACAGGCTTGAAAATAAAACCACCTGGGTCATTACCGGATTTTGAGTAATTATGACACTCCCAGTAATTAACGCCATTATCAACTTTTCAACAGGTGCTGGCTTTTCCTCGCCTATGATTCTTAATTCAGGCGTTCTAGGGGTTAATGCTTTAGCTGATAGCACAGCCGTTACAGTCGATGTTTCTAGCGTAGTTGATTCAATCAAAACTCATCGCGGTCGCACAGCTCTTTCAGACATATTCCAGACTGGCACAATGAGCCTTCGGATCATTGATCAGAATGGCGACTTTAACCCGATGAATCCATCATCGCCGTACTATGAACTTTTAAATCCAATGCGTAAGGTAACTATTACTGCTAGTTACGAGGGAACTACTTACCCAATCTTTGCAGGTTACATAACCTCATATAACACAACTACCCCTAAAGATGTCGGTGAAGTCGTTTACACAACTATCCAAGCCGTTGATGGCTTTAGACTATTCCAGAATGCCCAGATAACAACAGTGGCAACTACTCCAGCAGGTCAAACTACTGGAACTCGTATTGGCAAGATCCTCGATGCAATCGGTTGGCCTTCTGGCATGCGTGACATCGATGCTGGGCAGACCACAGTTCAAGCAGATCCTGGCACTCTTAGAACTTCCCTTGCCGCAATGCAGCTGATCACCAGCACTGAATATGGTTCACTGTATATGGACGGATTCGGAAATATTGTTTTCCAAGACCGCCAACTTACTTCTACCAGCGTGGCTGGCACTCCAGTAGTTTTTAATGACGATGGCACTGGGATCTCTTATAACAATGCCCTCTGGAAATTAGACGATACTCTGGTATTTAACAAGGCCAGCGTTACTCGTACTGGTGGCACACCTCAGGTGGCCTTTAATCAAGATTCGATCGATAAGTATTTCTTGCACTCATACCAAGAGCAAAACCTGCTAATGGAAACAGATGCGGAAGCCCTAAACAATGCTCAAGCCTTTGTTGCATCTAGGCAAGAAACTTCCATTCGTTGTGATGCAGTTACTCTGGATCTCTACACTGCCAATTATGATGCTGGCATTACTGCCGCTTTGGATCTCGACTTCTTTGATCCAGTAACCATCAGCACCACACAACCAGGGTCATCGACCTTAACTAAGACTTTGCAAGTATTCGGTATATCTCACGATATTCGGCCGAGTGCTTGGAAGACCGTACTAACCACCCTAGAACCTATAATTGAGTCCTTTGTATTAGGCACTGATTATGGGATACTAGGCACTAACACACTTTCTTACTAAGGAGAACAAATGGCAGCACCATTAGGCTTCAAGACATTCGCCACAGGTGATGTTCTCACAGCCGCAGACACTAACGGATACCTAATGCAGGGAGTCTGGGTCTTTGCTGATGCAGCAGCTCGTGATGCCGCTGTAACTAGCCCACAAGAAGGCAACATGTGTTATCTAAAAGACACCAATGCCGTTCAATTTTATTCAGGATCAGCATGGACAGCCGTAGGTGCTGCTTCCAAAGTTGTACAAGTGGTTTCAGGTACAACCACAACAGCCGTTGCATCTTCTAGCAGCACTTTTGCTGACACTGGAATTACTGCCACAATTACGCCTACCTCTGCAAGCAATCTGATTATGGTTTTTGTTGTAGTCGCAACAGTGTTCAAGCAAACCAACGACACTTCGGCAAACTTTAGACTGGTTCGAGGTGCAACCACTATTGCAAGAGCTGACACTTTACTTTATACAGGTGGCGCAACTCCAGCAATTATGGCTTCTGTGCCAATGAATTATGTTGATTCACCAGCGACAACTTCGGCAACTACTTACAAAGTTACATTTAACTCAAACTCAAACAATGCTCAAGTTACAGTTCAATTTGGCGGAACGACTACTAGTTCAATCATTCTAATGGAGGTCACACCATGATTACAGGCGGCGATGTTTTATCTATGTTGATTCCTAATGGTGGCTGGGTAATTACTGGTAATGACTATGAAGGCATTCAGTTCTTTGAATGTGAACCTATTACCAAAAAAGAGTTTGAAGATGGTTTCAAAGTTTGCCAGGCATGGAAAGATAGCCAAGAAGCAGCCAAGGTAGCTAATCGCAAAGCAATCTTAGATCGTCTAGGCATTACCGCTGAAGAAGCAGCATTGCTTCTCGGATAATGAAGCCAAGACTTTCAAAGTGCGCGATCCAGTTAAGAGAACAGATTGACGACACCTTCGGAGATCGAGATAGAACTTCTGATGGTTGGATCGGCGATACTCGACACAGCGCGCGCCCTTCAGATCACAATCCTGATGCTAACGGCTGGGTTCGTGCCATCGATGTCGATCGAGATCTTTCAGGCAAGGCTAAACCAGACCTCATGCCAGATCTTGCGGATCAAATTCGTGTCTTTGCAAAGTCTGATAAGTCAAAGCGCATCTCATACATCATCTTTGATGGAAAGATCGCAAGCCCAATCCTTAAATGGAAATGGCGCAAATACACAGGCATCAACAAACACACGCAACACTGCCATATCTCGTTTACGAAAGCGGCTGACCTTAATGGTGAGTTTCTTCAAATACCTATGATCGGGGGATCACAATGAAAGATCTACAAAACGCATTAGGCTCATGGGGCAGAGCATTCTTAGTAGCAGTTATCTCAATGTATGCAGCTGGAGTTACTGAGCCAAAGGCCTTAATCGCTGCTGGCATTGCTTCAATTATTCCACCAGTATTGCGATACTTGGATCCTAAAGATGAACTTGGAAGAAAATGACACAAGCCGAGTTCTTTCAGCTCTATATTGCCACGCTTGTGACAATCGGTGGATTGGCTGGTTATGTGATCACACACTTACTCAGCGAGATCAAGCGACTCAACACACGCGTTGATGAGATTTACAACATACTTTTAGAACGCTAAAATAAACCATGGCGCCACGCAAAGCTAAAGCTCTAGAGGATCAGGGTTACACTCCACTTGAGGCTTACTGTATTGGCTTGAACGAATACTATAAGGCTTTGCGTAAGGCTGGCTTTGCGACAGATATTTGCATGTCATTGCTTATGGATCCTTATTCATATCCTGATTGGA